GTGATGGCTGCAATGAATGTTAACATTGGCGGTGATTAACTCTCTACGACTAGGGCAGATTCAGTGTCAAACACTAGATCAGAGAAGCATGTCCAAGGGTCACCGTCACGGTCACCACATGGATCAATGAGATAAAAGAGAAACTCCTCCTCATCATGGTCATAGTCAAGTTCAATGCAGAAGTTGGTAGCCTCCTCTAATCGCGCTGAGTACGACGCGATGGTCGTTCTCATGCCGAGAGTTAGCGGGTGAGTAGTGGTGATGATCATGAGGCGATAGACCAACGGCGGACGGTTGAAGGGCTGACGCTGTAACGAGTGGCAAGCTGACGCCACGTGTGAGTACGTTTGAGGCGAGTGATGCGTGTTGATCGTGATTCTGTCGCCCACATCAAGACGATGATGGGAAGCAGAAGCAAGACCAGCACACAGGCGATAGCTGTGGTCATGGTGCTGATGTTGCGAGGATGTGGTGTGAGTGGATGTGAGTGGAGCCAGAGCGAGTCAATGGCTGCCTACCCTTGCAAGGTGTGGCGGCTCATCTGAGCCCCTCCTTTCGCTTGGGTGACCCCAAGGTAGACCCTCCTGGCCCATCGTGCCATCACCTTGTGCCACTTGTCCATGTGGTCGCGTACAGATCACGAGAGATAAACCGATCGCGGGCACGTGCGCGTTACCTATTGGTGCCTATATCGTGCCACAAGGTGCCCTCAGTGTGCCAATCCAGCAGCCGGCACGGGGGGTAGCCGCGATCCGGCGCTATATATAATAGGTTTGACAAAATTATGTCAAAATTTAAGTCCGTTCAAAGCACCTAGCAGCATCCTCTGTAGGAATAAGAACCCTACTAACCCTGCCACCTTCTAGATACTCAATCATATAGACCTCAGGGGCGATCTCAACGCCCCCTACAATAAACAAAGACAGCAAAAGAGTACACATAATCAACACCACATAGCTTCATAGACAGAGGGCATAGCATCATGAATCAAATTCTTACAACCTTCAGCAATTGTACGATGCTCTAGCTGGGTCTCAGGAGAGGCTCTAAGGTCGATGTAATGTAACCAAGACCTAATCGTACCATTCATGTACAAAGTCGTCTCTGAGCCGATAGGAAGGACATCTCGTGCACATTCCTTAGCAATACCAGCATCAATCATCTTGTCATACAATCCATGCATTTTTTTATACATGTCATTGATTTGATCTTGCCAAGCATATTGTTCAGCCAACGGTATATCATCAATACTGTTCTGCCTATTACTAACATCCTGTCTACGAAGCAGAGGAGGCAGAGGTAGAGATTGAACTTGTGAGTACCGTTGAGAGAATTCTTGGAATGAGAAGGATCTGTGTCTAAGGATTTGAGCACTGATAGCTCTTGTTGTTTTGATTTCTACAACCATGTTAGCCATTTCAAACGGAGACCAATGCCTATGCTTGATAAGGTATTTAAGGAGACGGGGTGCTGTCTCAAGGTTGTTTTGGTTAGCAGGATTAGAAACTCTTGCACAGTATGCTATGAGTTCTTCTGCTTTAGGTGTAATGGAAATTAGTTTAGCGGTGTGCATATATGAGTATATATGATATATATGTGGTATCTAGTAGTCTTACTAGAGTAAGAAGAAAAAGAACTAATAGAGAAGATGGTTCAGTCGTTCCTCCTTCACCTCATCTTCCATTAGTAAAGGAGAGAGAAAGTTTGTCATCCCTCTCCTAATTGACCGCTTTTTCCACACACGAGGGCACCACTCCCCGTGTTATAGGGGCCTATTACCGTTATCTAATGTTAGAAACCCAGTTAGGTACTGAGTTTTTTGTCATACCTCTAGCTTCTTGTCTTTGTTTGTATGTCATACCAAAGACCATGTGGTTAGCGGCTGACTGAGGGTCATCTTTCCAAGCTTGTTCCAGGTCTTTCCATTCTTCAAATTTACGTTTAGCGATCTCATGGTTAGCAGAGATAGCCATAGCATCTGTGAAGTATTTTACACCTTGTGCTAGGGAGTCAAGTCTGTCATCATGTTTAACAGCACCTTTCTCTCTGCACATGCGACTCATCTGATAGAAGAGCATGTAGAGGAGACGTTCTTCTGGGGCAGCTTTTGGGTTTGAGTTATAGTCCCAATCGATGACAGCACGATCAATAACAAGGCGGTGTTGATTAAGGACAGGCTCAAGAGCATCGATGATACGATCTTCTTTCCTGACATTAGCGCGGACTTCTTCGATGTCAATGTTTTGTTTGGTTTGGATTAGGTGTTTTTTAAAGAGTTCAGCAACGATACCGTCACCAAAGTTTGTTTCTATAAGGAGTTTAGTCGTTTTAAATTTACGACAACCTCTTAGAATGTCCAGGAGTGTATTGTCACTGTACCCGTCTCTGTAAGCTCGCATTTCATGCACGTACAGGAAACCGTTGCGTTGGGAGATATAAGTTGCTGCTGTTTCATCTGTACCACGACCCGATGGGTCAATGCTGCAGAGGCTCTCGGAGTAAGCATCCCATGATCCTTGGTGCTGCATTGGAGAGTAGAAATAATCTCCAGGTAATCCGACTGTCGGAGCGTCCTTGATAATGTTCTGGGGGTCGCTACACCAGATAATGGATTCAGGAGCAGTAGTAGGATTGACAGAGGTGACAATAAGGTCAGACATTTTAAGTGGGAACTTCTCGGCATCACTGAGAGTTGTGTCAAGCATGAACTGCAGCATGAAGTTGCTTCGTCCCATTGCTGCTTCACGTTCAATAAGGTCTTCATTACTAAATCTGTCAGGGTCAGTTACATCCCAGGGTTCAGAACCGTTCTCGATGTCTTCTACAAGCTGTGGGGCTAGTAGACCTTCGTAGTTAGCGAGTTTCTTAGGATAACGAGAGGGCCAAACAAAGGGTCTGTAGTTACGTTCAGCAAGCTTACGGTAGATTGTAAACGTAGTTTGAGGAGTCCCTAGAAACATAATTCTAGAGTCTGCGTTAGGTGTTAGGATTGATTCAGTTTCAGTACATAGCTGTAGGAGTTTCTCCCTCATGAGTTCCGTCATTGAGTTGCCAGGAACTTCTATGTCGTCAAGAATCATAAGGTCAGCGCGGCTACCAGTAAGCTGACCAGTAATGCCAACAGACTTGACCGAAGGAGCTTGGTGAGGTTTAGCCGGTCCCACGTCGAAGGATACCCTGGACCATCTTTGGTCATCTGATTTAGGTTTTAGGTGTGCAAGCCACTCTACCTCAAGGATAAGGCGTTGACAAAAGATTGAGAAGGAGTCTGCTCTATCCTTAGATGCAGATACTACCATGATCTTTTTATCAGCGTTGTTAAAGAGTGTCCATAGAACAAATGCTGCTGTGATCCAGCTTTTACCTACACCACGGAAGGCTTGGATCTGTAGTCGTTTAGGTCCATGCTGAAGGTATTCTGCGATGCAGAGTTGAGCACGGGTTGGTTGTGGAAGTTTGAGGTGAGCCCAGACAGCAGTAAGAAAGTATCTAAAGTCTGATCTAAGGTTAGCTTCAAGAGAGTCTGTATGCATTCTATATGCCTTTGTAAGGGGCCTCTAGGGTGTGTTAGGTAGGATTCCACCCTAGAGGAGTTTAAGAGGGGTTCTAGAGGCTTCTAGAGGTTAGTAGAACGTTACTAACGTACACGCCTGCCACGCCTATTGAATTTGCGGGTGTCTTTAGGTGTAGGTGTTGCAGAGGTGCTTGAGCGTTTGACGAAACGTCTGCGTGAACCTTTGACTTCAGGCTTCATTGCCTCAGCAGATGAATCTTTAATCCGTTGTTCTCGTGATGGTCCAACACCGTCAAAGTTTTTTCTCCTCTTATCTGCAGCAGCCATAGCTTCTGGAGAAGAATCCTTACGACGTTGAGCATTAGAAGGACCAACCCCGGAAAAGTTTCTTTCTGCCTTAGACTGTGTGGGTTTTGCCTTAGACTGTGTAGGCGCAGTTTTTTTAACTTTAGGTGCTGCCTTCAAAGCAGCTTGCATTTGATTAGCAATTTCACGAAGGGCTTTTCCTGACTTACCAGAGTTACGAATTTTCTCATCGTACATTTTTTTCATCTGTGCCCTTGTCTTACCCATAAAAGGGTTACGTGCAGCCTTGAGTTTACCAGCCGCGTCTTTAGAAGATCCGATTGCCATAGTTGTTACTTAATGTGCGAAATAATTAGTTGTTCACGTTGAGGATGCGTACCGAATGTGTCACGCATCCAGCTTAGCCAGTTGTTGCTTCCTTTGTCCTGATTACAATGGGTACAAGCGGATACCAAATTGCTCGTGAGATCTTCTCCACCCAAAGAACGAGGATGGACGTGGTCGAGAGTAAGTTCATGTAATTCATAAGATTCTCCACAATAAACACATTGACAGTTGAAGTGCTCTTTGATAGCACGCCTCCAAAGGCGCTTAGCTTCTGGGGATGTCATGGTTATTAGGTTGTATAGGTAATGATCAGGAGTAGGCAACAGAGGAGTCATCTGATAGTCAGCTTGTTCCGGTTTCTAGCTCGGTTTTTGGAGGGGTCTTCGCGGACGAACGTACCCTTTGTGGTTTTCGAGAAGTCTTTTCCGCCTTCACCGTAGGCATCGGCTTGTCGTCTGACTCTGTTGTGCTCTGCACGGTAGGCTTTGCGGTCTTCGCGTTTGTTAATTTGCCGATTCGTTGCGTTTTTATGACGTCGAGCGGCTGCATTGTCGCGGTAATTTTTCGCACTTTTGCGTAGTTGATTGTAGGGTTTTTTTCTGGGAGCCATCGTTAGCGTCTTACTGCTTTTTGTACTTCATCAAAGTTGATTGTTGGCATAATATCAGCAAGACCACTGAGAGCAGAACCCTCAACAGCCACACCAGTTATGTCATTTTTAGCTAACCAGTCACAAGCCGCTTTTAAATCTTGTGTGGTAGCCTCGCCTGCTTTGATTCTCGTTAAGAACTCCCGTGTGATAAGACTGTGAAGCTCGTTAAAATGGTCTTCACTTGCACGGTTTTTAGCCATTACGTAGAACAATTTGATCTAGTTTGTTTTCAATACGTACCATGTGATCTTCCATGCGTTGTACCATGACTGATAGGTCAGCTTTAGACACGTAGTCTTGAGCAACACTCAGTTCAATAGCATCAATACGCCTGTCAAGACCACTAATGCGGTCATGTACGTTATTTATTCGACTGTGTAGCCTGTTATTTAGAGTTGCGCCACCAGCTATTATTGCAATGACAGCAGCGACTATTGCTTCCATTATTCAAGGGATACGATTGGTACTATGTCGTGACAAAGCATCTCGACACGACTGCCGGGTCTGAACGTAAACCCAGTTTTCATAATTTCTGTGCATTTTAAAGCACGGACAAGCTCGTAATCAAGCCTCATTTTCTGTTCATGCTTGCGGGCTATAGCTTTACAGGTCTCAATCATACCACCGTCTAGTGGTACAGAAAAGTTTAGTTGTACGCCGTAGTTATTGCTGCGTACATACCCTTCGTTATCGAAAGGAATAG